GACACCAGTGGCGGTGATAAACCAATAAATACAGTTTGTGGAATTGTGACGGATTGAACCAATCACGGTGGCATTAGTCAGTCCTAATGCGCTTTGCACGGTGTTGCCGAGGAGATTTTCAATTGCTCCCACATCAGATCCCTCTGAGTGGCCAACCTGGATGTTCAAGCCATCGGTATACTCCCCGTTAGGAACAAGCCTCTCATCGAGGTCCTTGTTCATACGCCCCGAGGTAAACGTGTGTTTCAGTTGTGGCATATTCCTTAGTGTTTAATCTGCTTAGACTTACCCTTCATAACCTGGTTGATCTCCTCAATCTTGAGGTTCGATAAACGTAGCTTGGCTTGTCTAACAGCGGCGGCTCTTTCTCTTTTAAATCGACCTATGATATACTCAGGCGTGCTTGCTCGAGTGGAAAGAACTCCATAGGCGATAGATTTATACATTGCCTCTTCAGCAAACTTGTGTACCTGCATTTCTCCGTCTGTAGCGAGGCTGTCACTTATGTACTTTATTGTTACAACAGCGTTAGTCAGATCTGAACTAAAGTGAAACCTTGACTTGATAGGATCAATATAAAACGACCCATTGCCATGCGCAAATTGTGGGTCAATGCCAAAGCGCCGACCATATGACTGATTTTCCTCTGGGTAAGAATCTTTCTCATCTGCTGCAGCGTCAAGCGTAGACGCCTTATACTTTTTCCAAGTCTCAGATTCCGCTGCCGTTAGAAGTTTGCCCGTTCCATCATATGTGTAGTCAAAACTACCATCTTGTAGCAGTGCCTCAGGATTGCTAGTCTTCCGAGCTGGGTGGATAGTGCGCTCGATCCCGTCCTTACCCATCCACGTTAGTTTAACGTAGTTAACAAAGTCATGGGGGATTGGAACAGTTAGCGCTGGGCCAACTTCAATTTCCTGGGATTTCTCAGAACGCAGAGTGTCATAGCTTAACTCCTGTAAGGCGCGTTGCGCGTGGAAAGCCACGTCTAAGCGCTTTACCTTAGATATTGTCTTGCCTTCACCCACATATGCGATGATAAAGTTTGATACAATGTCGTCTAGTGAAACGAACTGGTAACCACCGTGAGCGGTCCCTTCATAATAACTCTGTTCTGTTCCGGTAAATAATCCCATCTATTAAGCTTTTTCTTGGTTAACGCCTGCCTGTTCTTCAGCGCTGGCTAGCTGATATACCCCTGGGTCTTTAACAAGCAACCCGCTTAAGGCTAATATGCCTAGCACTAAGTCAACTTCTTCCGAGGGGTGGACCATAAAGTTAGTTGAGGTAGTTACATTATACTGAGCACTGCCAAGTACCGTGGTGTAACCCCATACTACTTTAGTAGGTTTTTTAACATAGTTGCAGCTAATATCAGTTGCACCACTAAATTCAGCAGTACCATAAGCTTTGATGCCGCTAAGGCTCTTCGTATATAACGGACGAGTATTTGTAGGCTTTGTAAGAGGGGCTTGGCTGACATATAGGTATTCATTTTTGCTTACCCGCTCCGCTTCAATTGACCCAAATTTTACCGTGCCAAGTCGGTATAGGTCTGATGGCATTAAGTAATAGTTTCCACTTCTAGTTAATGTCGCCTCAGTTTCGAATAAACTAACTTTTTCATTGAGGTTATCTAACATATCCGAGTATTCGGTATCGTTGCCAGGCATACGTCCGAACTGGTTTATATCATAAAAGTACTGCTCAAACATGTCGAGCTGTACTTGATTGGCAAAAAGGTTGAACTCCTCAGGGGTTACGTACCCGCGTTGCTCCTTATTTAGGATTGCCAGAACCCTCTGATAAACTGTATCTACGCTTACTGCCATAATTTTTAGTTAAATTATAGTGTCAAGCCACACATGATGAGTGACTTGACGACCATAAAGTTTGATTATTTCAATCGTTTCTCGAGGCTTTGGTATACTTCAACACCTTCGTCGGTTTTAAAGTACGCTCCTAGCGCCGAATATGGCTGCTCCCCAAAAGGAACAGTCATTACTTTGCGGTTAGTTGATGCCCACGTAAATGTACGTTGGTCACTTTCTAGTCGCATGATGCCCTGCTCAACCGCTAATACACCGACATTGCGGATATATACGTTTTCGTCAGAAGCGAGTGATAGGAACGTTTGTGGATTGCCCCTAGCAAATATCAACGCGTCGCGTTTCAGCTCCTTAGAAGACATGTCACGCACCTTAGAACCAAGTTCTACGCGCATAATAGCTTCCAATTCGTCGATATCCATGTCTTGAGCAATATTCATTGCTTCTAGCTCCGTTTCGATGCCATGCACTTCTACATTAGCATTCGCTTCCGGATCAAATTCCGCGTACAATGCATTCCTTAATGGATGATACATTGATAGTAGTTGTCCTAGGGCGATGTTCTGTCGCGGTACGAACAGTGTACCATCTCGGAAAATAATGTGTGCCAGCGTCACAGCCCCTTCTTGTTCGTCTACGAACGGGGAACGTTGATTGCTTGCATACCGCAATTCTCTTTGGTACCCTACTTTATCATCAAACCAGAGAAGTGATCGGTTTGACGTATGCTTTGAAGCAAGAGTCATAATGATCGGTCTCTTTCGTGAGATTAGGTAATAGGTCCTGTCTTTCACCTCCCACTCCGGCTCAGCCGCCACGGGGGGTTGTACAACAGGTGCAGCAGTTTTTGGTGGTGCTTGCTTTTCCACTTGGGGTGCAGATTCCATTTGCTGGGTATCTGCGGCTGTTTTCTTTGCCATGATATAATTATATAAGATAAATGATAAAAGTAAGGTTTACCCCCAACCATAAGGTCAGGGGTAAATTACTTACAAAGGTTGCTTAGGCAGTAGTGTCCTTAAGCATGATGAAGTTGTTGGCTCCTTGTACGCACAAGCAACGCTCAGAAAGCATGTGCACGTTCATTTCGTCAACATCAGAGGTGTAATTTCCACCAACTGAACCAGTGATCCAAGACTTCATACGACGGTCATCCGCTTCAGAAGCGCGATAACGCACGTGAAGGAATGGACGCTGTAGGTTCTTGCCCAAGTTCTGGTCATAGACAGTGGTTACGCCTGCAGGTACAACAACGCCGTCTACGTCGCCGGTCAAACCGCGAGTAGCTGCATCATTTAGATATTTCCAGTCAGTCTTATAGAAATCATAAGAACCGCGACGGAAACCGCTGAAGCCAAGGTTCAAGGCCATTCCTTCGTCGTTACTGAAAACGCCGTAAGAAGTTCCACCAGTACCGTAGGAGTTAGCGCGCGCCAACATGTTGTCAATAGACAAAGAAGTGTTACGTCCCAAGAACAGCATGTTCTCTTCAATAGCACCCTGCTTGTCTAGCTCTTGCAAGATCAAGTCAAACTCAGTCAAGCCGGTTAGGCCAGTCGTGTTGTTGAAATCATGATCGTTGAAAACCAAGCCGCGGCTTTCGATTGCAGCGAATAGACCTTCAGTACCGCGAACGGACTGAGCAGCTGAGTCAGTGATAGTGGCAACTGCCTTCTCACCTTCAACCATAGCCATTTCCAAGTAGTCTTCGAAGCGCAAGCGAGTCTCGTGCTCTGACTTCAAATACCAAAGGTAACCTGAAGTTCCCATTTCTGAAGTTACTTCAACCCATCCAACTTGAGCAGTATCAGAACCGCTGATGCTGTACTTGTCTTTGATGATGATAGGGCTGTTAGTGAACTTCTGGAAACCAGCGTCGATAGATCCCTGCATGCCAGCAGAGCCTTTACCAAACTCAGAACCATAAACAAACACCTTCAATTCAGGGTTTGCGACAGCTACAAAAGCAGCAGGCCATGTGGCTTGGTCATAAGGGAAAGCTTCGATGGAATCAGTAGCAACAGTCTTAACAAACGCGCGCACAGTAGTAACACCAACAGAAACAATAATTGTTTGGTTAGCGCGGATAGAGTGACCGGTAATGTTAATGGTGTTGTCAGTAGCGTCGTTATTGGTAGCAACCTTAGCTGCATCATAAGCGACGTGTAAACGGCCTTGCTCACTCCAGACGACTTCGTCAGAAGCCATAGGAATCTCTGCACCTACCATACGGAGGAATGAAGAGATTGAACGATTGCCGTAACGCTCTACTTCCTTTTCATAAACTTCAGGAAGAAATTGTTTGGTGAAATCAAAGTCACCACCGCTAATAGACAAGTAGTTCTTGTCGAAAAGGGTTTTAGTTGGAGCTGGTGTCAGCCCCGCGGGGAAAGCCCCGCTAGCATTAAAACTCATAATATGTTTTTTTGAGGATTATTTATTTATTTTGAATCTAAGCTTAGAAGCATCATCCCCGCTAACTGCTTGCACTTTAAAACCGCCAATGTTCTCGACTTTTTCATGAGCCCCTCTAGGGTCCATATCGACGTTCTTGGAACGCTTAATACTATCTTTCATAGCATCAGCTCGACCTTGTTCGTAAAAGTGGTTAGCGATGACATCAGGATTGGAGGCTGTAAAGAGAGCTTTGTGATAACCCTTAGCGTCGCTTATCGAACCATCGTTGCCAAGAAACTTCTTGACGAAATTGTTGATATTGCTTTGGGCCGTCTTAACCTCTCCGGTGTTTTTAACGTTGACCCGATATTTCTTATCCCCAACTTCATATTCAAAACCTTTGAACTTGTCGCTGAAAACCTTATCGGTTCTGTTTAAAAACGTATCTGTCTGCCTCTTCATCTCTTTAGATGTCTCTTCCGCTTGTGTGTTGTGCTTATTAAAGAACTCTACAGCTGTTTGCTGCTCGGGAGTTAACCGAGAGCCAGATTTAATATCTTGGTAATACTTTTCACGCATTCCCTTAATATGCCCCTGGGCTGTATTGACTTCTTCTTTAAACGCCAACTTCTTACGTCTAACATCGCGATCATCATCGATCTCCTCGTCGTATTCAAAATTGTCCTCGATAAGGAAATCAATTTCGCCTGCATCTAAGTGCGACTTGGTTTGCTGATAATATTCACGTAGCATAGCTTTATCGTCAAGCTTGCTTACATCCTTGTTGAGGTTCACGTAGTCTTCTACTGTGCCGCCGGTTTCATTCATGAAATCCACTAAGCTCTGAACGTTTTCAGGCAGCTCGATTGCTGGCTGTGGTTCAGGTGTGATTTCCTCATGTACAGGCTCTTCCTCTACTGGATCATCGTCAGACTCCTCCACTAATTCAAGTGTCGGAATTTCTTCTTGAGCTACTTCCGGTTCAGCACTTTCTGTTACTTCAACAGTTGGTTCTGCAACGGGCTCATCTTCAGTTACTTCAGAGGGAGGCGGTGTAACCTCCTTATTCTCGTCCATATGATCACGCATATCGAGGCGGACTACCCCCTCTTCTGCGGTTTTTTCTGTGCTACTTTCTTGAGTGGCTACAGCGACATCCTCTTCACGAGAAGTCTCTAGTTGTGGCGCAGTGTTTTCTTTTACTGCATCGCCTTCGTTATTTTCGGGCATGATAAGATATTATAAGATTCTACAATTTGTATATTACCTAGGTTCGAAGGAACCTAAGTCAAAACCACCACTTACGACGTCGTTTCCTGCGGACTCAAAGTCTTTTGGTGGTTTATCGTTTTTGCGCTGATCGATCAGTTCGCTTTGTTGCGAAGCTTGTAGTCGGGTTCTATCGTCTTTACGATCTTCTTTTGCGCCATCGCGGCTTTTGAAAACTTCAGCTTCCATTCCACGTAATTTCATGTTAATCTGGAACTCATATCCCATGAGCTCTTTCTTAAGTATTCCCTCCTGTTGGAGCTTTTGCGATTCGAACTGTGCGTTCGCTTGTGCTAGCTGCATCTTCATTTGGGTGATAGCCTGCTCTTTCTGCACCTCCGCTTGCGCAGCAACCTGCTGGGCTTGTGCATTAGCCTGAGCTTGGGCTTGTATATTTTGTTGCTGAACCATCTGGTCCCGCTCTTGCTTCTTTTTACGTCGCAACTTCAGTAATTGATTGGCTAGTTTAAGGTTGCGGATTTCGCGAACATCAATAGCGTCCTCTAGGTCAATGCCTTGCTGTGCTAATGCAACTTGAATATTGTTCTCCAGAATGGCTTTCTCCTCTTCGTCAGGAGTGAGCTCAATAAAGATACCGAAGTCATGCAAGTAAAGATCTTCTAGATCTTCAAGAATACCTACGTTATGCGCACCAATTTTCTGGATAAATGCTTCTTTCGTCGGAGAGTATTCTAGGATGTCAGATATACGTAAGGAAATACCTTCTGCAAGATCAGCCGTCAAGAACAAGCCTGAATTCAAAATGTGGCGTGTAGCGGTGTTAGAATTGGCTGCTGCCATTTTCTGCACACCAACCAGAGCTCTAGCATCGGGTGATGAACCGTCGCGCGCTTCATTAAGGCCTGTTACATCGCGAATCATTTGCAGGTAGTAATTATACGTGCT